TCGGGATCGCTTCCAGAAAAGAAAAGAAATTATATCAATCCTGCCACATTCTACATAAGCAGGGTAGATACTTTATCGTTCACTTCAAAGAACTATTTGCTTTGGATGGTAAAGAATCGAATATCACGTCTGGTGATATTGAGAGAAGGAATGCTATCGGATCTCTTTTGGAAGATTGGGAATTGTTAAAGATTTTACATTCTTCGAAAGCAGATCCTAAAGCATCTCTATCTCAAATTAAAGTGGTCTCTTATAAAGAGAAAGATGAATGGGAATTAGTCCCTAAATATAACATTGGTAAGAAGGTAAAATAACATGATTAAACTTGAACTAACTGTTGACGAGTGCAACTTAATTCTACGTGTTTTGGGTAAGCATCCTTTCGAGGAAGTTGTTTCTTTGATTACAAAGATTAAGCAACAAGGCGAACCACAGGTAGAAGAAATCATTAAGCAACAAGAAGCTGCTGCTACAGAACTTCCTGCTGCCTAAATAGTTAAGCATCCCTCGGGATGGGACATGGTGGTAGTAACCATGTAAAACACTACCAAGAATTCACCTTAGGACCGCTAAGTTACGAATCGCATAAAGCTGGTAGTGCGTTAAGCTACCGCTGGAACCAGTAACCAGCATTATGATATGCCTTCGGGGTATCAATTTAATTAACTCGCTGAAAAGGAGAACAATATGTTATCAGCATTAAACACAACTATCGACACCATCTCTGGTGCAAAAACTCAATTCGTTAAGACATTCGTCCAAAACGAAGAAGTAGCAAAATCCCTCCAAACTTACATCGATGCTCAGCAATCATTTGCTAAGACTGTCGCTAAATCATCTGTAGAATTTTTCACTACAGTAGGCACAGCTGCAGCTTCTCTTGATGCTAAAAAAGTATTCGCAACTAAGTAAGGAGAAAACTATGAATCGTCAATTTGTACCAGCATTCTGGAATGATAAAGAACTAGACAAATTCTTTATTGGGTTTGATAAGACTCTAGCCCAGTATAAAGAAATGCATGACCAGATTACAAAGAACATCCCTAACTATCCTCCATATAATATTCGCAAGAATAGTGAGAACTCATATACAATCGAATTGGCTGTAGCAGGTTTTGCTCAGCAAGACATTGATATTGAAATTGATGGTGGTAAGTTAGTTATCAAAGGTAATGTTAACAGCACTACTGATGATGAGAACTTTGTTTTCAAAGGTATTGCTAATCGTGCGTTTACTCGTTGGTTTGCGTTGGAAGACAATGTAGAAGTTAAAGACGCAGAACTTTTTAATGGTATGCTTAAGATTGCTTTAGAGCGTCTTACTCCAGAAGAAAGTAAACCAAAGAAAGTTGCTATTAAGTCTAAAGGTGAAAAGCAATTCTTGAAAGAGGAAAAATAATGAAAACATTTTTCCGCAAAATTTATGTCACCTTAAAGGGAATTGGTTACGCCAAAGCTGCTGCTGATCTTGCTCGTAATGGTAAACATGATGAAGCAAAAAAATTAATGGCAGCATATGGAGACTGTAAATGAACAACTGGATTCCCATGACAGATGATGATTGGGATTGGGTCAACGGTAAAACTCCACAACCAGTTAAATCATAGAAAATAGGGAATCTTCGGATTCCCTAAATAATTTCTATGATGAAAGCAAAAGTGTCTCCAAATCTAATATCCTTTGTCACGATCCGTCGTGGTAATTGGGTAATGAAAATATCTGTGTATAAAACACGATATGTGTTATTGGTTGCACAACATTATTATGATAAGGAAAAATTTATCATTAAAGAGTTTCCTGATCACAATGAAGCAGCAGCATTTATTGATTTTTTAGCGGAGAGTGAAAATGATTAAAGTATACAAGTTAATTAGTGGCGAAGAACTTATTGGAGAAGTTTTCAATGTTCTTGCAGACAGCGTTGAATTGAAAAACCCAGCTACTATTGTAATTCAACAAACACAAAAAGGTATGGGTGTGGGACTTGCTCCATACATGCCATACGCTGAGGAAGAAAAAGTCTTTTTAAGAAACTCAGCAATCGCCAGCGAAGCAACCCCAGCAGTCAATATGGTCAATGAATACAGCCGAATCTTCGGTTCTGGCATTCAGATCGCCCCAGCTGGCTCTGTCTTTACAGGCTAAAATCCCCACCTAGACCCTCTCCTGTAGAGGGTCTTCACACGTAAAAACTCCAGTAAAATCAAGGAGTTACAATCCCCTACAACCCAAAGGGTTATCCAAACAAAATACTTTACAATAATTCAGGTTCGGTGTATAATAGTCTTATGATGAATGAAAAAGGAAACCTGATTATGAAAAAGTCTGTCAAAAAGCAAATCGTTGCTACTATCTACAATCGCCCTGTTCAAACCAAAGCTGAAGCACGTGCTGAATCTGAAAAAGCAATCGCAGCATTCCTTCGTGCTGGTGGCGTGATTCAGGTTGATGAACGCAAACGTCGTGCACCTAAAGCCAAAATGGCTAGCAAATCTTCACGTGGCTTTGTTTCTGGCACTAGTGGTTTTGCAACTGGAATGCCACGTAAGACAACTTTTAGTTTGGTTTAATTTTAGGAGATCTATATTATGAAACTTGTTATTCGCACTCAGTATATGGAAAATTATGGTGCTCACGATTGGGATGGTAAGGGTGAGTGTCCTCAGTACTGGAAGATGAAAGGTGGCTCTGAGTACATGATTGAAGGTGTGCCACTAAACATCGACTACGCAGAAGTTGTTGCTGCTGCAGACATCGAGAAGAATAACGAGTACTGTCGTGAGTATATTCTCGACTGGTCACTGGAAAGTGATGACTACATGTCGTGGTTCGAGAAGTCCCAGTTGGAGTACGATGGCGTGATTGCTTGCAAAGAGCCACGTATCGATTACAACGAGTTGGTGGTGGCATGATTCTCGCCAGAGAAACCACTGTCTGGGAAAGCGAACTCCAGCCTAATCATACGTATTTGATGTCAGATGGTATGACTAAGATTTATGGATACTTCAAGTTCCACAATCCAAAAGAGTTTACTAAGTTTAAAAATTTTATTAGGTTCGATAAAAGGTATCGGACTTTCAAAGTGATAAAGAAAGGTATTAAGGATATACAATGAATAAATTTGCAGTAAATAAAGTTACGTCAGAAAAGCAAAAAGAAATTATGCTTATCTGCCAAGAAGAATGTGCTGAGGTTGCACAAGCAATTAGTAAGGTGTTTCGTTTCGGTATCGATGGTGAACATAATGGTGCCACGAATCGTGAACGTCTTGAAGAAGAAGTTGGTGATTTGCTTTGTATGATCGAGATGATGATCGAAGAGCAAATTATTGATGGTAATGCAGTGGCTCATGCAGGTATCAAGAAGAAAGAGAAACTTGCCAAGTGGTCAAACATTAAACAAGCAGCTTAATATGAATATACATAAGTTTCTAGAGAGTCTTGCGAGCAACAATTCTCGCAACTTCAAAATCGACCAACTAAATGCGAACAGCGATAACGAGGTTCTGCGTGAGGTAGTTCGCAAGGCTCTCGACCCATTTACTCAGTTTTACATTCGTAAGATTCCTGAGTATACTCCAAATACTGGAGAGGGAATCTCTCTTAAGTTCGCAATTGATTCTATCGGTGATTTGTCTAAACGATTGGTCACTGGTAATGCTGGCATTGAACATCTACGTGCAAATCTGGAAGCACTAAACGCAGACGATGCTAAAGTTCTCGAGCGTATCATCGCTAAAGACTTGAAGTGTGGTGTTGATGTGTCAACAGCAAACAAGGTTTGGAAAAATCTAATCGCTGAATACCCAGTGATGTTGTGCTCACCATTTGAGCAGAAACTTGTGGATAAGATTCAGTTCCCTGCTTATGTTCAAACTAAAATGGATGGTATGCGATTCAATGCCATCGTTCGTGATGGTAAATGTGAGTTTCGTTCACGCAATGGTAAAGAGATAAACCTGCTGGGTAATCTTGAAGAAGATTTTATCGCAATGGCAAATGGTGTCAACTGTGTGTTTGATGGAGAGTTGCTTGTCAAAGATAAGGGTATCGTTCTCGATCGCCAGACTGGTAATGGTATTCTCAATAAAGCGAACAAGGGAACAATCAAAACTGATGAAGCACGAAAGGTTCATGCTACAATCTGGGACTTGATTCCTTATGATGACTTTACTGTTGGTGTGTGTAAAGTTCCGTATAGCCAAAGACTTGAATCTCTTTGTGTTATGATGGATACATACAAACCAAAGAAGGTTGCATTGGTAGATCGTTGGGAAGTTTCTAGTTATGATGAAGCGAGAACTCTATTCGAGGGTTTGCTTGCTGATGGTCAAGAAGGTATTATCCTAAAGTGTAGGAATGGTATCTGGGAAGATAAACGAAGCAAGACTCAGATTAAATTCAAAGGTGAACTTGAGTGCGACCTGAAGATTGTTGCAGTGGAAGAAGGTAAAGGTAAAGCTGCAGGAATGCTCGGTGCAATTATTTGCGAATCTGCAGATGGAGTTGTCAAAGTTAATGTTGGCTCTGGCTTCACTGAGGAACATCGCAAGAAATACTGGGCTGAAAATTTAGTTGACAAAATTGTAGCTATCAAGTATAATAGTCGTATAACCAATAAACAAGGTGAGGATAGTTTGTTCCTTCCAGTGTTTATTGAACTTCGTGATGATAAAGATGTTGCCGATTCAAGTAAGGTGATTAAGTGAATATAAAACACAAAGCAACAGAGTGGGTTAAACTTACAGATTTCCCATCCACCACTAGTTATGTGACTATGGGTAAAACCTGTAAAGACTTCTGGCAAAATTTGACAGAAGGAAACCACTCAGGTGTATATCAAGTGTCTTTGACCAAACCAAAAGAACTGGTTCATAAAGACATTTGTTACATCGGTGAATCTGGTTGCTTACCTAAACGTATCAGCGATTTGAGAACCAGTGCTGGTGTGGGTAATAAAGTTACGCACCATATGTGCGGAGTTTATATCAGAGAAGAATGTATTGATATTGAAAGTGTTTATGTTCGGTGTTTGATTGTTGACGATGAAGATAAAAAAGATCTCGAGCGTTGGCTTCATTCAGAACATAGAAGCAAATTTAATTATAAAGTTGGTTATGCATGGGAAGAAGCATCTGGTGGATATAAGTCTGGTAGAATTCAAATTCAAGTAAATATCAAACGACTTAATTCTTTAGATGCTTGCGAGAAAATACAAAGTGCATTGAATGAAAGAATTGCTGAATTGAAAAATAAACAAACATCTTTAGTGGAGTTTTTAGTATGATACTAGAAAGTAAAATGGGACAGAAAAGATTCTTCAACCCAAAAAGTAAATATGATCTTGATGCATATAGAAAGTTTTTGAAGACAGGTGGTTGGGGTTCTAATGGTTGCCCATTCTTTCTTGTGTTTCCATACATGACAATCCCACATATGATTCAGGATAAAATTATACATAGAGTATTAGGAGTTAAAAATGACAAGAGTCGCTATTAATCGTTGCTTCGGTGGCTTTGGACTTTCGGATGAAGCGTTTGAGAAATTGCTCGAGCGTAAAGGTATTGAGTTTGAGAAAGAAGACTCTGACAGCAAACTAATGGGTGCTAACTATTACAAAGATGGTATGTGTGGGGATGCAGAAGGATACTTGGCTCAGTATGAGTTCTATGAAGATCGTTCTGATCCAGACTTGATCGCAGTGATTGAAGAGATGGGCGAATCAGCAAATAGTTGGGCAGCAGAGATTGCCATCGTGGAAATTCCAGATGATGTAGAGTGGCACATCGATGAATATGATGGTCGTGAACATGTAGCTGAAAAACATAGGACTTGGTACTAATATGTTAGACTTAGAAGAAATTAGGTTGGGTCGTGCACTTGGAAGAGTGATTGAAGAAGAAATTCGTAAGGGTAATAAACTACCAGACGAAGTACTGCGAGCATATGAAGAGTTGTATAAACATTGGCAATGGCAAATGAGTAGGGAATTATCGTGAAAAAAGAACTTGATGAAGCACTTTGTGCAAAATATCCTCTAATTTTTAGAGATCGTAATGCACCAATGACAGAAACTGCCATGTGTTGGGGTATTTGTACTGGAGATGGTTGGTATAATTTGATTGATACTCTTTGTGGTCTATTGACTTCTGATTACCGCCAAGCAAAATCTCGTTATGATTTTATCAAAGATAGAGTTAATCAACCCCAGTGGGAAGGTGGACAGAAGATTGTTACTCAAGAAATGATTGATGAAGCCAAAGCAAAACTGGATGAAGAAACTGCTAAAGTCCCAGTCGCAACTCAAGTGAAAGAGAAGTTTGGTGGACTACGATTTTATGTTAATGGTGCTACCGACAAACACTGGAACTATATCAACTTTGCTGAGAGTATGAGCTATACTATTTGCGAAGATTGTGGTGCTCCAGGAAAACACTATACTGATGGTTGGCACAAGGTTCTGTGTGATGTTCATGCAGAAATGGAAGGTCGTGTTGAGGAGTATGAAAATGATTTGGAGTAAAGAAGATATCGATAAGATTGATGAGAAACTTCAGCGACTGATTACTGCATCTGGTATTGATGAATATTATAATCAGGTCCCAAAATACATCTTTGGTCCAAACTGGACTGACGAGTTACGTATTAAAAATGGATATGAACAAGCAGAAGGTGTTTGGGTTCAAAAAGAATCAGTTGCAGATTATTGGAAGACGAAGATGAATGATGTTCGTTCTTTGATGGAGGAAAAGAATCGTTTGTCTAAAGAACTGCATTTGGCAAGACTAAAGATGCGAGAAATGGAATATGGACTTCGTGTTGCACAGAAGTCTTTGGGTAAAGCACTTAATATGACGGAGGTTAATGATGAGTAAGTTTGTATTGGTTGACACAATTTCTCAATATCGTATGCGTTATGTTATTGAAGTGCCAGATGACCACAACGATCGTGAGTATCCTTGCACTGCAGAACAGTGGGCAGCAGATACAGTTACATCTGAAGAGATGAAGGAGTTTTCTCAGTTGTGGCTTGGTGAAACTATTGTCAGCACCAGAGAGATTCCTAAAGAAGAGATTGTTGCTTTGTGCGATAAAGATAATGATTATGCTCAAGCGTGGGACGATGAAAAGAAATTGGAAGTATTCGTTACTCCAGTTGGATATGAAAGAGATTGGTAATGTTTGTATTTGATGTAGAAACTTTGGGTATCGAATCAACCTGCGTGATTTTATCTGCAGGTTTAATTTATTTCGATCCAGAGAAACAACCTGACTATCAACAATTACTTGACGATGCATGTTTTGTTAAGTTAAAATCCAAAGACCAAGTTGAAAGACTTGGTCGCACCATCTCAAAAGATACCATTGAATGGTGGAAGAATCAGCACGAGTATACTCGCAAAGTTTCATTTGACCCATCGTCAGAAGATTTATTTGCAGAAGATGCAATACAAAAACTAAAAGACTATATGGCGAAGTATCCTACGCCAGAGAAGCAAACTATGTGGGCACGTGGTTCTCTTGACCAAGTTGCAATAGATAGTTTATGCGTTAGACTTGACATTAATCCAATTACCACGTATAATATGTGGAGGGATGTGAGAACTGCTGTTGATTGTTTTACTGGTTCCACGAATGGTTATTGTGAAGTAGACCACCCAACATTTAAAAGACACAATGTTATCAAACACCATCCAGTCCATGATTGCGCACTGGATGCGATGCAACTTATGTATGGAAAATAATAGATGATTTTTTATTCGCACGTATTCCCCTTTGGCAACAAAATGTATGTTAGAGGTTATGAAAACGGCAGACAGTTTCAACGTAAGATAGATTTTTATCCAACACTTTATGTAACATCAAACAAAGCAGATAGCCAATGGCGCACACTCGATGGTCAAGTCATCGATGAAGTTAAACCTGGAACTGTGAAAGAAACACGTGAGTTCGTGGATCGTTACAAAGATGTTCAGGGATTTTCTGTTTACGGTAACACCAACTATGTCCACCAATACATCAGCGACACTTATGAAAGTGACATTCGCTGGGATATGGAACAGATCAAAGTATTCACACTCGACATTGAAACTGCAGTTGAAGATGGTTTCCCTGATGTAAAGCAAGCCAACGAAGAGATTCTACTAATCACAATCAAAGACTTTCAGTCTAAACAGATTGTGACTTTTGGCACACGTGAGTTTGAAAACACTCGCAAAGATGTTACACACTTCCGCTGCAAGGATGAACAACAACTACTCAAAGAGTTTATGATTTTCTGGCAACAGAATTATCCTGATGTTCTTACTGGCTGGAACATTGGATTCTTTGACGTACCATATCTAACCAAACGCATTCAACGTGAGTTGGGCGAAGCCATTGCTGCCAAACTTTCGCCATGGGGATATATTAATGAACGAAAGATCTTTGTTCAAGGTAACGAAGAAATTTCATTTGACATCCATGGCGTAAGTCAACTTGACTATCTTGACCTTTATAAGAAGTTCACATATCAAAAGCAAGAGTCCTATCGTTTGGATTATATCGCTGGTGAAGAACTTGGAGATGCCAAGAAAGAAAATCCAGGCGATACCTTTAAAGACTTCTATACAAACTACTGGCAACAGTTCGTTGAGTATAACATTCACGACGTAGAGTTGGTTGACAAACTTGAAGATAAGATGCGACTGATTGAGTTGTGTCTTACTATGGCATACAACGCAAAGATTAACTACGAAGATGTTTTCTCTCAGGTTAGAATGTGGGATGCTATTGCGTATAACCATCTTCGCAAAAAGAAGATTGCTATTCCCACGAATGGTAGATCTAGTAAGAACGAAGCATTTGAAGGTGCTTTCGTTAAAGATCCATTGATAGGTATGCATAAATGGGTTGCGTCATTTGACTTGAACAGTCTATATCCGCACTTGATTATGCAATACAACATCTCACCTGAAACTCTAAGTGGCGAGAAACTTTCTTGTAGCGTTGAGAGACTTCTCAATCAAGAAGTTGATACGTCTTATTTGAAGCGTAGGGATCTTGCTTTGACAGCCAATGGCTGGACTTACCGCAGAGATGTTAAAGGTTTCCTACCTGAGTTGATGGAAAAGATGTATACCGATCGCAGTAAGTTTAAAAAGCAGATGCTAAAGGTTGAGCAGGAATATCAGAACGACAAGTCCAAGAAAGAACTTCTCAAAGAGATTAGCCGACTGAATAACCTGCAGATGGCAATGAAGATTGCATTGAACTCAGCTTATGGTGCTTTGGGTAATCAATACTTCCGTTACTTCGATATTCGTATGGCTGAGGGTATTACAACTTCTGGTCAGTTGTCCATTCGTTGGATGGCGAATGAGTTTAATCGCTATATGAATAAAGTTCTCAAGACAGAAGGTAAAGATTTTGTTATCGCCATTGATACTGATTCAATCTATTTAACATTAGAAGAGTTGATCGAAAAAGTTTGCGATGGTAAAACTGATGAGCAAAAGATCAAATACATGGATAAGGTTTGCGAAGAAATTTTTCAACCATTCATCGATCAAACTTATCAGAAGTTGGCTGACTACATGAATGCATACTCACAGAAGATGATTATGAAACGTGAAGTTCTTGCTGATAAGGGTATCTGGACTGCCAAGAAAAGATACATATTGAACGTGCACAATTCTGAAGGAGTGCAGTATGCGAAACCGAAACTCAAAGTTATGGGGCTTGAAATGGTCAAGTCAAGTACACCTGCTGTTATTCGTGACAAACTTAAGGATTCGATCGAAGTTATTCTCAAGGGCAATCAAGCGGACTTACACACGTACATTGAAAAGTTCCGTGAAGAATTCAACAAAATGCCAGTAGAGGATATTGCTTTCCCACGTGGTGTTAATGGACTTAGGACTTATGCTGGTTCTCCCATCTATGCAAAGGGAACACCAATTCACGTGAGAGGTTCGTTACTTTACAATCACTATGTCAAGAAACTTGGACTTGATAGAAAGTATCAGTTGATTAAAGAGGGTGAGAAGATTAAGTTTGTGTATGTCAGAAAACCTAATCCATTCCAAGAAGATGTGATTGCATTCCCGCAAGCGTTGCCGAAAGAGTTCGGCTTGGAAGATTTTATTGATTACGAAACACAATTTCAAAAGACATTCCTTGACGCAATGCAAACTGTAATACAGCCGATTGGTTGGAATGTTGAAGCCAAGTCATCGCTGGAGGATTTCTTTGGATAACATTAAAGTCATTAAAACAGGAATCAATGTATCAAAGATTCTTGCACAATTAAAACTTTATAAAGATGATTGGAATTCTGAAGGACAGATGAAAGGTGCATCTACAGTTCAGAAAGAATTTGATTTTCCGCAAATCAATGCAGGTGTTTTACAATTAGTTATTGGTGGTGTTGAGAATGAAACTCAATATGTTGGTGACACTGAGTATTGCATTAAAACACCTGCGTATAACAGACACACAGAAATTGTTAGATTTATGAAGAGAAACTTCCACGACCATTCACGTTGTGGATTTTTGTCATTGCCAGTTGGTGGAACAGTTGGCAAACATATAGACATTGGTAGCTACTATCAGACTAGAGATCGTTATCATTTATCTATTGCAGGTAGATACAAATACATGGTTGGAGATGAAGAATACATAGTAGAGCCAGGAACTTTGTTATGGTTCAATAATAAATTGCAACATGGAACAGAAAATGTTGGCAATGAAGTTCGAGTTACCTTTGTATTTGATGTTCCGCATCACAAATCTAATCCAAAATAAACTTTACAAATAACCATAATTCGTGTATAATAAAATTTTAGGAGTTGAAAATGAGCATACTAGACAAAATTAAAAAGAATAGCACAATCAAAGATACAGCGATTCTTGCAAATTCAAAGTTCTTCACGAAGAAGGATATGATTCCTACTTCTATCCCTGTAATTAACGTAGCGTTATCTGGTCGCCTAGATGGTGGTCTTACTCCTGGACTTACCATGTGGGCTGGTCCAAGTAAACATTTCAAAACTGCATTCAGTCTTTTGATGGCTAAAGCATACTTGGAAAAGTATAGCGATGGTGTAGTTCTTTTCTATGACTCAGAGTTTGGTACTCCGCAATCTTATTTTGATAGTTTCGGTATTGACACTGAGCGAGTAGTTCATACTCCAGTTATGGATGTTGAGCAGTTGAAGTTTGACATTATGCAACAATTGAATAACATTGAACGTGGTGAGCATGTTATTATTGTTATTGATTCAATCGGTAACCTTGCTTCAAAGAAAGAAGTTGAGGATGCTCTTGATGGTAAGTCTGTGGCAGATATGAGTCGTGCCAAACAGATGAAGTCATTGTTCCGTATGGTTACACCACACTTGACTATGAAAGATATTCCTTTGGTTGTTGTCAATCATACATATAAAGAGATCGGTATGTTCCCCAAAGATATCGTTGGTGGTGGTACTGGTTCTTATTACTCAGCTGATAACATCTTTATTCTTGGTCGTCAACAAGAGAAAGAGGGAACTGAGGTTGTAGGATATAATTTTATTATTAATGTAGAGAAGAGTCGTTATGTGCGTGAAAAATCTAAAATACCTGTTAGCGTATCTTTTGATGGTGGTATTAGTCGTTGGTCTGGTTTACTTGACATTGCACTTGAATCTGGACACGTCATTAAACCATCCAATGGCTGGTATCAAAAAGTAGATAAAGAAACAGGTGAGATGGACGATAAGAAGTATCGTATAAAAGAAACAGACACTAAAGACTTTTGGTTGCCAATTCTACAACAAAAATCATTTATTGAGTTCGTTAAAAACAAGTACCAAGTATCAGCTACTGAAATCTTGAGAGACGAAGATATTGATGCAGAACTGGCTGCTTTAGATGATGAGTAATATGCGAAATTATGTTACCGTGCAAAATCGCAGTAATGGACATGATGCGATAAAGTTGACAGATGGTGCATATGAAGGTATAATTTATCAATATGGTAAAGTTGGTTTCGATGAAGATGAAGCCAACGATACCTTGAAGATTAATTTTGAGTATGAAGTTCTTGACTACAATGATAAGGTTATCACCGATATGAAACCTTTTGAGAAATACATAGGTGATATCCTTCAAGAACTTATACATGAAGGTATTGCGAATAATAATTTAACGTATACAGGTGGTGTTGATGAGAATAGAACAGGCGATCCTATCGAACCTGATTCACAATGAGGAGTACTGCCGAAAGGTAGTTCCCCATTTAAAGACTGAGTATTTTGCTGATAGAAAAGAAAGTGCTATTGCTAAAATCTTAGTTCAGTTTTTTGAGCAGTATAACAAGCCAGCATCACCTGAGATTCTGGCTATTGAGATTGGTAATATTACAGGACTAACTGATAAAGAAGTTCCTGAGTATCTACAGTATGCCAAAGAGTTGACCAACAAAGAACCTAATGAAGAATGGTTGATTGGACAGACTGAAAAGTTTTGTAAAGACAAGGCAGTTTATAATGCGATCCTTAAATCAATTCAAATTATCGATGGTAGGGACAAAGTTCATCAGCAAGATGCGATTCCTACTATTCTTAGCGAAGCACTTGGTGTTTGCTTTGATAATCATGTTGGTCATGACTACATTCAAGATGCTGATGATAGGTATGATTTTTATCACAGGGTTGAAGAGAAAATTGCTTTCG